GAGGGTATAGTGCAACAAATAGAAAAGAATCGCTTAAAAGCTAAAACAAGTGCCTATTGGCGTAATTGGTGGACCGTTTATGGCGAAGGTAAAATCGGGCAATTGCAAGGTGCAGTATTTACCAACTACAAAATCATTGACAAGATTCCAAGTGAAGCCAGGTTATTAGGCATTGGTTTGGATTTTGGTTATACGAACGACCCTACGTCAATTATAGAGATTTATAAACTTAACGAAACACGAATCCTAAACGAAGTAACATACCAAACGGGCTTACTAAATAGCGACATAGCAAAACTACTTCCTAAAAACATACCTGTATACGCAGATAGTGCCGAACCAAAATCAATAGCCGACATTCAACGATACGGCATAACAATAAAAGGAGTAACTAAAGGCAAGGATTCAATCAACTACGGAATAGACGTAATGCAACGTGAAGACTATTTAGTAACATCGCAAAGCACGAACTTAATTAAAGAGTTAAGATCTTATTGCTGGGACACAGACAAGACAGGTAAACGATTAAACAAACCGATTGACAATTTCAATCACGCCTTGGATGCCGTGCGTTATCACGAAATGGAAACTTTAGGAATGAACAGAAATTACGGAAGCTACAATATACGGTAACACAAAAACACCAAAAAACAGTTATATAGATATGAAAGTAGATTTACTATTGCCAACTTCATTAAGCGAAATACCATTATCCAGGTATCAAGAATTCATAGAAATGAAAGAAAGCAGTAATGACGATGAGTTTATTGCAAATAAAATGATACAAATATTTTGTGGCATTAAACTAAAAGAGGTTGCTACAATACCAATGAAAGACGTTAACGAGTTGATTAAACACTTTACAAAAGTCTTTAGTGAAAAGCCCCGTTTAATTAGACACTTTAAAATAAAGGATATTGAGTTTGGGTTCATACCAAAATTAGATCACATTACATTTGGGGAATATGTAGATTTAGAGCATCACTTACAAAACTGGAAAACATACCACAAAGCTTTGGCAGTTATGTACAGGCCGATAAAAGAAAAGCACAAGGACAAATATACTATTGTAGACTACGAACCTAACGAAGATATGCAAGACCTAATGAAGTTTGCGCCTTTAGATGTAGCAATAAGTTCGAGTGTTTTTTT